AAGCGGCTGCTGGAGGAGATGGACATCCTCAACAGCGAGCTGGCCGAGATGGCGGGCGTCAGCGGCCGTACGGTGTACCGGTGGCTTGCCGGCGAGACGCCCGTCCCGCGTTCGGTCGTCGCTATGCTTGAGTTGCTCAAGGCGAAGGCGTGATCTGGAGATGGCTCGCCGTAATGCTCGCGCTCCCGACGCTGGTGCTGATCCTGCTGATGCCCGAGGCGTGGCCGGCGTGGCTGGGCGCGTGGGGCGTGCTGGTCGTCAAGGGCTTCGGCGGACGGGCACGTACACGCCCGAGATCGCAGAACAGATCCTGCAAATGATGGCGGACGGAATGTCGTCTCCTAAAATTGCACGGGAGCTGAAGATAAGTGAGTCGACGATCTACGCTTGGATCATCGACGACTACGAAGGGTTCGGACAAAAATACGCGAGAGCCAAGCATATTGTGGCGCTGCGGTGGGCTGATGAGATCAGCGACATCGCGGACCACAAGCGCGACGACTACGTGATGAACGAGGAAGGCAAGATGGTCCTTGACATGGAGGCCGTCGCGCGGTCGCGGCTGCGCATCGACACACGCAAGTGGCTGCTGTCGAAGGTGCTGCCCAAGGTCTACGGCGAGCGGATCATTACCGAAATCACCGGCAAGGACGGCGGCGCCATCGAGATGCAGGCGACGCGGATCGACGTGCTGGCGCTCCAGCCCGAGCAGCGCGACCAGCTCAAGCAGATCCTGCTGCAGGCGACGAAGGGGAAGACCGAAGATGAAAGCCGTTAGCGAGCTGCGCTTCCACATCGGGGGCAAGAAATATGACTTCCGACCCAAGGCGGTGCTGGACGAGGACGTGCCCTACCTGATGGCGCTGTTCATGGCCTTGACGCAGCCGCGCGGTGCCTTCGACGTCGAGAGCTACGTGGACGAGCATCGGCTGTGGTATTGTTTCGTCGAGGATTGATGATGTACGCTTGCGCCATGAAGCCGCCTGTCATGCCCGCCCCCGAGCTGCTGCGCGCCGCCCTGCGCGCCGGCATCACGGTCGGCTGGGCGCCGGGCTCGGGCGAGGCCTACGCGCAGGTCGCCGACGCGGAGGATCCGCGGCAGCGCGCGATCTTCGAGGCGCTCATGAGCAACGCCTACGCCCCCGACATCATGTACGGCTGCTACTACGCCGGCGACTACACGAGGCTGCAATGACCCCCCTCTGCACCGACTGCGCCCACAGCTGGCGCAACAGCGACGGCATCCTGATGTGCGGGCGCCCGACTACGGCGCCGGGCCCTCGCTACTGCTACGCCGAACGCTTCGGGCCGCCGCAGGCCGACCGGGAGATCTGCGGCCCCCGCGCCCAGTATTTCGAGGCCAAGACGTGACCAACGCCGAGATCCGGCAGTCGCACTACGACCACTGGCACCTGCGCGAGGAGATCATCAAGCGCGTGCGCGCCAACACGCCGTCGCGCACTCGCCGTAAGCGGGTATGAACCTAGCCGACCTCAACCCGTTCGAAACGCTGCGCGAGATCGAGCGCGTCGAGTGCGAGGCGTCGCTGTATGAGTTCGTCCAGAAGGCTTGGAAGTACGTCGACCCGTCGCCGTTCACGCCGGGATGGCCGCTTGAGGCCATGTGCGAGCACCTCGAAGCGGTCGTCGACGGCGAGATCCGCAAGCTGATCATCAACATCCCGCCGCGGTGCGGCAAGTCAAGCATCGTCAGCGTCTGCTTCCCGGCGTGGGTCTGGACGCAGCGCGAAATCTCACCGACCAGCGGGCCGCAGGTGCCGCTGCTGCACGCCTCCTACGCGATGTCGCTCGCGATGCGCGACAGCGTGAAGACGCGCCGGCTGGTCGAGAGCCCGTGGTACCAGCGCCTGTGGGGACACCGCTTCCATCTCGTGGGCGACCAGAACACCAAGGGCCGCTTCCAGAACGACAAGCGCGGCGAGCGCCTGATCACGGCCGTCGATGCGCGCGTCACGGGTGAGGGCGGTAACATCATCGTCGTAGACGACCCGAACGCCGCCAACGAGGCGATGTCGGAGGCGCTGATCGAGACGACGAACGAGTGGTGGGACGGCACGATGTCGACGCGCCTCAACGACGCGCGCACCGGCGCCTACGTCGTCATCCAGCAGCGACTAGGCGAGGAGGATCTCACGGGCCACATCCTCGACACCGACGAGGGCTGGACGCATCTCATGCTGCCCATGGAGTTCGAGCCCGAGCGCGCCTTCACGACGAGCATCGGCTGGGACGACCCGCGCACCGAGGAGGGCGAGCTGCTGTGGCCCGAACGCTTCGCAGAGGAGCAGGTCGAGGTGCTGAAGAAGCGGCTGGGCCCGTGGAAGGCCGCCGGCCAGCTGCAGCAGCGCCCCGAGCCGAAGGGCGGCGGCATCATCAAGCGCGACTGGTGGCAGCTGCACGATGCGCCACACTTCCCGCAGTTCGACTACGTCGTCGCGAGCCTCGACACCGCCTTCACGACGAAGCAGGAGAACGACTTCAGCGCGCTCACCGTGTGGGGCATCTTCACGAGCGACACCGTCGCGCAGCCCTCGAAGCAGGTCATCAGAGGCGAGCGCCTGATCAACGTCGACCCGCGCGAGTACGGCAATCAGGCGCCCAAGGTCATGCTGATGAACGCGTGGCAGGAGCGGCTTGAGCTGCACGACCTCGTCATGCGCGTTCAGAAATCGTGCAAGGAGATGAAGGTCGACCGGCTTTTGATCGAGGACAAGGCCGCAGGCCACAGCGTCGCGCAGGAGCTGCGCCGCCTCTTCGGCTACGACGGCTTCGCCGTCCAGCTCGTCAATCCCGGCGCCCTCGACAAGGTCGCGCGCGTCTACGCCGTGCAGCACCTCTTCGCCGAGGGTATGATCTTCGCGCCCAACCGCCAGTGGGCCGAGATGACCATAGGGCAGACCACGACGTTCCCCCGCGGCAAGCACGACGACCTCGTCGACACCGTATCGCAGGCCCTGACGCATCTGCGGCAGGCCGGGATGCTGACGCGCAGCAGCGAGCACATTTCCGAAGTGGGCGAGAGCCTCAAACATAGGGGCGCACCACCGGCTTCGTTGTACGGGATCTGAAAAATCACAGTCGAACTGGGCTCGACTGTTGACAGACTGTCACTATTCTGAATGACGCCCGGTGTGTTATCCTTGCATTCCCACGAGGTTTCTGAATGGCGTTAGTGCCGGGGTTGAACCCCAACATCCGCTTGGTCCAACCTGACCCCGACGAGCTTCCGCCGGGCGAGGATATCGTCGTCGAGAACGCGCCCGAGGGCGCTGACGTCGAGCACCTCGACGACAGCGGCAACGTCATCCAGATCGAGCACGACGACGGCTCCATCACGATCAGCCTCGACGGCAAGCCGGTCGAGGAGAACGCCAACGAAGACAACGCCGAGTGGTTCGGCAACATCGTCGACAAGATCGACGAGGGCGAGCTGTCACGCATCGCCGACGAGCTGATCCGCGGCATCGGTGACGACAGCGACAGCCGCAAGGACTGGATCGAGGACCGCGCGCAGGGCATCAAGCTGCTGGGCCTGAAGATCGAGGTGCCGGGCATCGGCGGCAGCGCCGAGGGCGCGCCGGTCGAGGGCATGAACCGCGTCCGACACCCGCTGCTGCTCGAAGCGGTGCTGCGCTTTCAGGCGAACGCGCGCTCCGAGCTGCTGCCGACCGACGGCCCGGTCAAGATCAGGATCGACGACAACAACGGCACGCACCAGACCAACCAGATGGCTGACGCGCTGGAGAAGGACCTCAACCACTACCTGACGGCCATCGCGACCGAGTACTACCCCGACACCGACCGCATGCTGCTGATGCTCGGCTTCGGCGGCCTCTCGTTCAAAAAGGTGTATTTCTGCCCGCTGCGCAACCGGCCGGTCAGCGAGACGGTCGACGCTGAAGACCTGATCGTCAACGCGGCCGCGACCGACATCCGCAGCGCCAAGCGCGCGACGCACCGCGTGATGATGCGGCCCTCGACGGTGAAGCGCCTGCAGATCCTCGGCGTCTACCGCGACATCCAGCTCTCGACGCCGCTGCCGCAGGATCTCGACAGCGCGCAGCGCGAGAAGAAGGCGCAGCAGGGCGTCGAGCCCGAGGCGCTGAACCCGGAGGACCGCGACCGCGAGATCTTCGAGTGCTACTGCGAGCTGAACATCAAGGGCTTCGAGCACAAGTGGAAGCGCAAGGAGAGCGGCCTCGAAATCCCGTGGCGCGTGACCATCGACGTCAGCTCGAAGCAGATCCTGTCGGTCGTCCGCAACTACGACGAGGACACCGCAGAGCTGCCCGAGGCGCGGCCCGTGTTCGTCCCGTACATGTTCGTGCCGGGCTTCGGCTTCTACCCCATCGGCCTCCTGCACATCCTCGGCAACACGACCAACGCGATCACCGCGGCGTGGCGCGAGCTGCTCGACGCGGGCATGTTCGCGAACTTCCCGGGCTTCCTGTTCAGCGACGCCGGCGGTCGCCAGAACACGAACATCTTCCGCGTCCCGCCGGGCGGCGGCGCGCTCGTGAAGACGGGCGGCATGCCGCTCAATCAGGCAATCATGCCGCTCCCCTACAAGGAGCCGAGCGGCGCGCTGATGACGCTCGTCGACAACATGGCCGCGACCGGCTCCCGGCTGGGCGGCACGAGCGAGCAGCAGGTCGGCGAGGGTCGCGCCGACGCGCCCGTGGGCACGACGCTGGCGCTGATCGAGCAGGCGCAGAAGATCCTGAACAGCGTTCACAAGCGCATGCACGCGGCGCAGGCCGAGGAGTTCCAGCTCCTCGTCAAGTGCTTCAAGGAGAACCCGAAGAGCTTCTGGCAGCGCAACCGGCAGCCGGCTTTCGCGTGGGACGAGAAGACCTTCCGCGACGCGCTCGACATGTACGCGCAGTCGCTGGTGCCGCAGGCGGACCCGAACACGGCGAGCCATACGCAGCGCATCATCAAGGTCATGGCCCTGAAGCAGCTGCAGGGCATGAGCCCGCAGCTGTACGATGCCAAGGCCGTCGACACCGCGGCGCTGCAGGCGCTGGGCTGGAACAACCCCGAGCAGTTCTTCGTGCCGGCGTCGGCCATGAACCAGCCCCCGCCCGAAGTCCTGAAGGGCATCGAGGAGATCAAGCTCAAGCACAGCGACCAGCAGATCAAGCGCGAAGCGATGCAGATGAAGGGGCAGGCCGACGCCGCGAAGCTGCAGCTCGATCAGGCGAAGCTGCAGCAGGACGGCCAGCTCGGGCAGGCGAAGCTGCAGATCGAGGCCAGCAAACCCCCGACGGGGCTGGCGCCGCCCGAGGACAAAAGCCAAGAGCTGGCCCTGAAGGCTGCCGACATCGCGTCGAAGGCCAAGGACGTGCAGTTCAAGCAGGAAAGGGCCGTGGTCGAGGATGAGAACCGCGACCTCGAACGGCAGGCGAGCCTGCAGGAGGCCAACCTGAAGCTGGTCGGCGACCTGATGAAGACCAAGGCCTCGCAGGCGCACACGACGGGCGAACGCGAGGCGCAGCACGCCCACGAGAAAGAGATCGCGCGCATGAAGCCGAAGGCGAAGTCGGATGGCTGACCCCGTTCGTCGCGCGGCGATGATCGCCCGCGACCAGCGCGCCCTGCTGCGGCGCATCGCCAACATCTATCCGGGCCCCGGCGGGGGCATGGACCCGTCGCCGGGCGGCGGCGGCTACAGCGGCCCCGGCGGCGGCAAGTACATCGGCCCCTCGCACTATGCCGAAGGCGGCCCCGTCCCGCCCTTCAAGCTCCACAGCGGCGCGGCCAAGATCATCGGTGCCAAGGGCCAGAAGAAGGCGACACCGCAGCAGTACGCGGCGATGCCGGGCGTCAAGCCCGACGAGCTGAAGCACTCCAAGTTCAACACGCTGGGCTCGAAGGCCCTTCCCCGAGAGGAGGTGATCAAGCACCTTGAGGACAATGCCGTCCCGCTGCAGGAGAGCGAGCTGCGCGATGAGCAGCCGCCGAACTGGGATGGAGAGACGTCGTACACAGAGTCCAAGTTCTCTGATCAGACCCTCCCCGGCGGCGAGAACTACCGCGAGGTGCTGCTGCACACGCCGGCAGAGCATACGCCGTCGCCCGAGCTGGAGAAGGCACGCGAGAGAGCCGAAGCCGCTACGCGCACTTTCGACGACGCGCTCTACAACCAGCTTAGCAACGCGGACAATGCCGATGACGAAGCCTATCAACGCGCCTCTGCGGAGGTCGACGAGGCGCGCATAGCTCTTGCCCGTCTCGAAAGGGCCGACCGGAGCGCAGCGTCGAACGCCGGGTTCCGCGGCGGCCATTGGGACCAGCCCAACGTCCTCGCGCACGTCCGCATGTCCGACCGCGTGGGCCCGAACGGCGAGAAGATCCTCCACCTTGAGGAGAGCCAGAGCGACTGGGGCCAGCAGGGCCGCGATCAGGGTTTCAAAGGTTCGCCTCTCACGGAGCAAGAAGGGGCGCGGCTGCAGGAACTGTCTAATGCGGGGGCAAGAGATAGCAAACACCCTCTCCACGTTGAGTGGACCGAGCTTGGAACTCGCTTTAACGCTTCGCGCGACGGTCTTCCGTCAGGCCCCTACGTCGACAACACCCAGAAGTGGACCGACCTCGCGCTGAAGCGCGTCCTGCACGAGGCCGCGCACGGCGGCTACGACAAGATCGTCGTCACGCCGGGCGACGAGCAGAACAAGCGGTACGACCTGAGCAGTCAGGTAAGGAACATCAGCTACTTCCCCGACATCGGCTACCTGAACGCGGAGACGCACGACGGCAGGGGCATCGACGAGCACGACGTGAAGCCGGGCGATTTGGCCAAGCACATCGGCAAGGAAGCCGCCGACCGGATCCTGAAGCAGAACCCCCAACGCTACGAGGGTCGCGGCAAGCTGGGCGGCGAATTCTACCACGAGCTTGAGGGCGACGGCCTCAAGATGGGCGGCGCGGGCATGCGCGGCTACTACGACAACATCCTCCCGAAGCGCCTGCAGGCTCTCGCGCAGCAGCACGACCCGCAGGCGAAGGTGAACCTGCACGCGCACCCGCTGAAAGACTTCTACGTGAAGCAGTCACCGGGGTATCAGGGAAATGATTTCGAGGCGTTCACCCCGGATGACGCAAGCCTTGGCTCACATCCCACACGCGAAGCAGCCGAAGCCGCTATCGCGCAGCGCCGCGCTACTCCCGGCAATGAGACGACGCCCCTGCACAGCATCGACGTCACGCCGCAGATGCGCGACAGCATCAAGGGCAACGGCTTCAACTCATTCAAGCGCGGAGGCGAAGTGGGCGACGACCCGATCAAGGACTGGCAGTGGCGGCCGACCGAAGACGTGCGCAACGAGCTGCAGCTCGACGAGATCCCGAGCCACGTCCACAAGTTCGGCGAATTCATGGACGAGACGGCGCGTCGCGCGGCCACGCAGGGCCTGACGCCGCGCGACCTGATCAAGGCCTACGCGATCACACGCGCCAGCATCGGCCGGCGCGCGCTGCCGGTCGAGACGCTGCGCTCGACGTTCCCCGAGCTGCCCAAGGGCGTCGCCGGGCGTGTGCGCCCCGAGGGCGCGATGGGCCACTGGCTGCACACCAAGATGGGCCAGCGGTATCTCGACGCCGCCGAGGCTGGCCGTGTCGACGAGGAGGCCATCGCGCACGCGCAGAATTCCATGCGCCGCTTCGGCAAGGTTGAGACGGAGCCGACGGCGCTGCGCTGGGCGGCAAAGAACCTGCCCGGCCGCGAGGGTCGCGTGTCCGAGCTGATCGCGCGCGCGCACCGCGGTCAGTCGAGCCCGGAGGAGTGGCGCGGCGAGATGCGCGTGCCGGGCGTGGCGGCCAGCAAGGCGGGCTTCCTCGCCTCGATGCTGGGTCGCGGCGACCAGCCGACGCTCGACGCGCGCCAGATCATCCTGCACACCGGCCGGCCGACCAAGGAGGCTGCGCCTATCCTCGGCCGCACAGGCGCTGCCGATGCCGCCGTGAACCGGCTGGCTGACCGCCAGACCGAACTGGGCTTCAAGCACGACAAGTCGATGTCGCCGTTCTACCAGCACCTCGCGCATCATGCGATCTGGGACAAGACGGCCGGCGAAGAGACGACGCACGACGACCTGATGCAGGCACTGCGCGGCGCCAAGGACGGCGGCCGACAGGGCTATGCGCACAGCGGTCGCGGGCACAACGGAGGGCCCCCGCTCGATGACCCGATGAACATCCTCGGGCACCCGGTTGCGCGCCTGCTTGCCACGCTAGGGCCGAACTGGGTCAATCCGCTGGACGAGGCCGCGCAGGCGGCGGGCATGGTCCCTGACGAGCTGGCCCACAAGCTCCGTATGCGCGTCGGCGACAAGAGCGACAAGCTCTCGAAGCTCGCGCCGCAGACTGACTGGGCCGCCCACTCAGTCAAGCTCGCCCGCGCGATGCTGGATCCTATCCAACGCATCGACCCGCACGATATT